AACGACAGCTCGAGTCTGATGCTATCGCACGGGCTACACGACACCGTTAGGTCTGTAGCGAGGCCGTGTTATCGGGCCACCTCTATTTTTCCACGCTCGCCCAAGAACGACATTTCTGGCGTGTACAATTGAGACTCCATAATTGGTGGCGAGCTGTCGAATTGTGAGTCCACCTGCACGGTCAAGGCGAATGTTTTCGACGTCTTTGTCGTCGAGCTTCTCATTTTTTGCTTTTGCGTTTTGGACATTCCGGCGAGCTAGCGATCCGCGGGGAACCTCTTTGAGATTTGCAAGGCTGTTGTCGAGCCGGTTGCCGTCGATGTGGACAATGATTTTGTTGATTGGGATTGGTCCCCTAAATGCTTTCCAAACCAATCGATGGACCGCAATTTGCCGGCCTCTGTCGTTTGGACGGCTGAGGCAGACGCATTGGAACCCGGCGGAGTCTGGGCCGACCGTTTTCAGCGTACCCTGTTTTCCGCTGGTGCGTGTCAGTTCGCGGCGTACCTGCCCATCGCTTGAAACGGAGTAGAGTGTTTCGTAGTCCGGAACCGGTCTCCATCTTTCCGGTGGAGGCGTTGTTGTCTTCGTGGGGAAAGACTGGTTCATGTCTTACCTTTTCACTTGAACTGAATTAGCATAGACAGGATAGAGAGGCAACGACGGGCCATGGCACTCAACAATTTTTCGCTAGGCTTTATTTTGACTGCCCGTGATCGGGCCAGCCGAGTAATTCAAGGCGTTGGTGTTTCGCTCGACAGGGCTGCGTTGCGTGCTCGGCTATCCGGTGTTGCTTTTCAGGCAGGTATGCTGGGGGTCACTTCCGGCATTGCGACAATGGCCGCCGGCATCCTGAGCTTGCGTGCCGGGCTTCAGGCGGCAAACGTGGCGGGGGAGTGGGAACAGCAGCTCACGAGGGTGCGAGCAGTCAGCCAGGCAACATCCGCAGAAATGGAGGCTCTCCGTGCGGCGACACTCACTGCGGGGACCACGACTTGGTTTTCGCCTGCACAGGCAGCCACTGCCGAACGCGAGCTGGCGGCCTTGGGGCTCACAGCGCAGCAGACGATTTCAGCCTTACCAGCAACGCTCGACCTGGCCGTTGGAGGGATGATCGATCTTGAGCGTGCCTCGGCAACAGTCGGCGCGGCTCTAAATTCGTTTGGATTGAATGCGGATCAGGCGGGTTGGGCGGTAGATCGGTTGCTCGCTATTTCTAACACGACGGCCTTGTCTGCCGACGAGTTGGAGATTGCGCTTGGCAACGTGTCCCGAGGTGCTGGGGCGGCTCATCAAAGCTTGGAGACCATGCTTACGGCTGTAGGCCTGGTTCGGAATACAGGCGTTGCTGCGTCCGTCGCGGCGGCCTCTGTGTCGAGCGCCCTCATCCATCTGTCAACGCGTGCTGTGGAGGTCAAGCAGCGACTTGGAGTCAGTCTGACCGATGAGACGACGGGGCGATTCCGAGATTTCATGGAAATAGCTGTGGATCTTGGGACGGCGTTGAACGGCATCACGAATGAGGCTGAGCGTGCTGCGGTAGCCAATGCCCTTGTCGGTCGGTATGGCATGACAGCGGTCATGGGCATCAAACGGCAGATAGAGCGAGGGATAACTCTTCCGACGGGAGAGGTCGTGCAGAATGCCGAGGCGGTTGCCTATCTAGCTCAAGCGCAACGCGAGGCAGGGGGGACAGCAGAGGTATTTCGGCGCATCGTTGAGGAGTCGTTCATAGGGGTGCGTGATCGTTTGGTTGCTGCGGCCGGGACGCTTCGAGATGTTTTTGGGGAGTCGCTTGGCCAAGTGCTCGCCCCAGGGATGAAAGTCGTCTGGAAACTTCTTGGGGCAATTGCACTCGCGTTTGACACCCTGTCTCCGATAACTCGCAAGGTGCTGGCCGGACTATTTATTGGAATTTCCGTGGCGACGATCGCGCTGGGCGCGTTCATGGTTTCTGTGTTTGGAATTGCACTGGTAATTCCAATGTTCACAACTGTACTGGCGACGTTTGCTGCGTTGACAGTTCTTGTATTTCCTCTTGTGGCAGTATTTGGTGTGTTGGTGGCTGGGTTGGTTGGTATCGGGATCGCTGCAAAGTTCAATATTGGTGGGATTGGAGATTACTTTACGCGGCTAATTCGGCATGTCAGGCTGTTCTTCCGAATGATGAAGGAGTTGTTTACGACTGGCGGTTTGACCGAGGAGACGAGCCTAACCTCTCGACTCGAAGAGAATCTTGGAGTTCGTGATTTTGCCACAAAGGTTTGGCGCATATATCAAGGTCTTCGGGTGATGTGGGATGGAATTAGGCATGGATTTGAGTTCACATTTCGGAGAGTTGGGCATGCAATCGGCGGTCTTCGGGATACGTTTCGACCGCTTCTTGAAATGCTTGGGCTTTATACAGCAGACGTTACTGACGCTGCAGAAGCTCCTGCTGTAAGGTGGCGTCGATTTGGTGAGAATATTGGTCGGTGGATTGGGAATGCTTTGGCGAGTGTTATCAATAAGGTTGCATGGTTGTCTCTAACCTTTACAACTTTCATGGTTGTGGCGCACGGATATGCAGAAGAATTTAGAATTTCGTGGGATCTTATTGCGCAGAGTTTCCGAGATTTAGGGGGCGCGCTACATTATGCAGGGCTCGGACCAGCGATGCGAGGTGCGAATACAGAAGCTAAAGGATTTGGAGCGACTTTGGCTAATGACATTCTTCCGGCTGTAAACTCTTTGCTTCGCTTGTTTGCAATGATTACCTCAATGCTTTCTGTGATGATAACCATTGGAGCTGCAATAAAATGGATGTTTAGTCCAGATGTTGGACTTCAACGATGGTCTCCAGTTGGAATTGCACAGCGTGAGACATCGTGGGTGCTAGATAGATATGCGCGATTGCTACGTTCAGAATCGGCTCCGAGTCCTCGCAAAGTAGGATCCATCCCTGAACCAAGTCCGGCCCCCCTTCATACACCTCCACCTTCTCCCTTAACAGGTCGAGCGTTGCTAGCAGAAGAAGCTGTGCAACGTTCGCGATCTGCAAGGACTGGTAGTAACACTGGATACACACTACCGCCACCTTCGGCTGCGGAGCCTCTTCCTAAGGCAAGAATATCGCCTCGTGCCGAATTGCCGACGCAAACAATAATTTTGCATTCAAACATTAGTGTAGACGGGCAGTCTCTTGCGAGGCTAACCGAACAAGTGCGACGTAACGAGAATGAAACTTCATTCTCAATGGTTCCTACACCGTCTGAACACGGTATTCCGTAATGGTTTATTTTGAAATTATGCATTGTGAGGAGTAACACAGAATGCCTACAAGGATGCCGCCACAACATGATCCGATGGCCGTCGCGTATACGCCTCACCATGTACAAGGAACGTACACTCCTCGAGAAAGAGTTGCTCCAGTTCGTGTGACGATACCTCCATCGGTCGTGCATAGTCCGACACGAATGTCTCTGACGAATGTTGCGACGGCTGAGACAATCTATGTTGCGCACAATCCTGAAATTCTTGATGAGGAGGTGCAGGTATCCTGGAATCGTTTGACGGTTCCAGGCCTCAGCCATCAGGTTCTCCAATACAACAACACCAACAACCTGCTACTTCCGGCTGAGTTTTGGTGGAATGGGTCTGCCCAGATGGCTGCTGGGAATCTGAGACGAGACCGGTTGTTTCTTTTTTCGCTTTGTTACCCTCAGGGCGAGGTGGATTCGATTGAAGGAAGCGGTCCTCCGAGGGTGTTGTTCGTGTGGCCGCAGATGATTTCCTGCACGTGTGTTGTATCTGGGGTGAAGTTCACCCATACACAGTTCAACTATCAGGGGCGATCCTATATCGCCAAGGCTTCTGTGAACTTTGAGGAAATTCGAGACTTCCGGCTTTTGAGCGCGGACGTGCGAGCAAATACACAGCAACGCTACAGTCCGCCAGCGTCAACGCGTCCTCATGAAACGACAGTGAGGTGATGGATGCCCCCTCGGCAATATTCTAGGCATTCGTTTACGTACGGGATACAGCTACGAAGCCGTGGCGAGAAGACATTGTGGCTGACGGATCGAATTCCGTTTTCGTTCCAGCAACGGGCGGACAACAGATTTCATGTTGTTCAATCTGGGGATTCGTTGTTTTCGCTTGCTGGAAAGTATTTCCGACCTTACCCTCGTGCGGCTGGATTGTGGTGGGTCATTGCTGATTTTCAGCCGCAGCGCATTCACGATCCCACGATTGAGTTGACGGTAGGTTCCGTGATGGTCGTTCCGTCCCGACGCGTGCTTGAAGAGGAAATCTTCAACTTCTCGAGGAGGAAATTCGGTTGACACTCCCGAGCAATCTTGGTTTGCGTGCGTACCCATATTTTTGGGTAACAGTTCTTGACGAGGGTGGCCGGAGCATACCGGTAGCCACCACGATGGAGGACTACTCAGCGGGTGCCGCGCAAGAGGATATTGTTCGGGTGTTGTCCTTCGAGTACACAGACAGCGAGCGGAAGGCTGATTCGCTCAAGCTGCGTGTTGACAACTACAACCTGAAGAATTTCGACGATCCCGTCTGGAAGAAAGGCAACCGCCTGAACGTGTCGTGGGGGTACGCTGGGCGTATGGCGGCTGCTCGCCAGTTGGTGATCACAAAGGTCACTGGTTTTACCGAGCTGCAGATCGAGGCAAAGGCCCTTTCTCTCCTAATGAACAGGGTTACGCACAATCAAATATTCGAGAATGCGAAGAGATCCGACGTAGTTCGTGTTATTGCAGGGGAAAATGGATGGGAGACGCTCGACATCGAAGATACACAGGTGGTCCATCCACACATTACCCAGGCACGCCTCACCGACGCGCAGTTCGTTCGACGACTGGCGGCCGCGGAAGGGTTTCAATTCTACGTTGACTTCGAAGGGTTTCATTTTCATCGGAGACGTACTGGGCAACGGCCTTGCAGAGTTTTTCGTTACTTCACAGACCGTAAGGGAGAGATAATCAGCATCAGCATTGAGAACGATTTGACTGTAAAGCCGGGAGGGGTACGCGTCAAAGGTCGAAATGCGAGAGACGGGTGCGACACCTCGGGGGAGGCCACCGCAGGCGAGCCGAACAGCGTTCCAAGCTTGACGCCTACGGCTGACGTTGGCGGGGCAGATCCCGCAGCGATGGAAGCGGCTGCGGCGGATGCGCTGACAGAGCTTACAAATCCTTCTCCTGCAGCTCAGGCCAATGCACCTACACAGGCGACTGTGTATGAAGTCATGGAAAACGGGATGTGGCGAGTGATGGATCCGCTGTTGCCATTTGAAACTACAAATCAATCCGTGATCGGAAATCCAAATCTGAACTCAATGACGCAGCAATCCGTGACGAAGCCAACCTCGAGCAATTCAGCGGAGCAGGCTCGCCGGGAAGCTTTGGCGTTGCAGCGCAGAAATCAGGAAACCGCAGTCAAAATGAAGTTGGAGGCTGTTGGCGACCCTGAGATGTACGCGAAGACCGTGATCCAACTCGAGGGGGTGGGTCGACGGCTTGGAATCAAATACTACGTGAAAGAGGTTGTTCACAAAATTGATTCCGGAGGCTACACAATTTCGTTGGATTGCATTAGCGACGGGTCGGGCGGCCATTCGACGACGAGTCGCTCTGCAGTTGGCCTCGAGCTGTTGGAGCCTGGGATTCCAAACACGGGGACCACGAACACGACGCCGGCGATGGATCCGTGTCGTGACACCAACGCAGATGGTTCTCCGTTGGCAGAAACCCGCAGAAACCCAGCGAACGTGACCCGTCCAGCTCCTCCGCCTCAAACGTTGACGTCGACGGCGCAGCAAACGGCACGGCAAGATGAAGACGCGGTTACGGCATTTCGGCCAGCAACCGGGCAGGAGTCCGTTCCAACCCAATCTGTGCCTCGGGGTAATTGCGTCACGCCGAATTCGACAGCGTTTGAGCCGTGGCCGGATGTAACTCAGAGCGACTTTTACGACCCGGAGTAGGAGAGCAGCGAAATGCCGGACGAATTTGACGATGCAGGCGATCCACGCTTCACGGCCCTGTACCGAGGGGTAGTGACGGACAACGCCGACCCTCTCCGAAATGGTAGAGTACGGGTACGGGTTCCTGGGATGCTCGAACCACAAAGCTCGTGGGCGCTTCCGATGGCGGTCGGGGGAGGGTCCCCGGAGCGGGGGATTTTCTTTGTGCCGGACGTCGGGGCTGAGGTTGCGGTCTGGTGTCATCAGGGCGACGTCGACGAGGTGAATTATCTGCCTGGAAATTGGAGTGCTCCGGGTCAGGTAAGCCAACTCAATGCGAGAATCACTGGGAAAACGCCAGCGGAAGCACCGAAGGTCAAAGTCATCGAGACCGAACGATGGCTGATTGTTTTGGACGATTCCGCGGATACCCCAGCAATGGTGTTGCAGGACAAAGTTTCAGGTGATGGAATCGAATACAACGGGTTGACCCGGCAGATGGTAATCCTGAGCACCGCAAGTTTGTCGATCAATTCTGTCGGTACGATAAACATCGAAGGATTGAACGTCGTTATCAACGGGCGACCTGTGTTGCCCAGCGGAGAACCGATATAAACTACCGTCGCCTAAAGGTGACGGCTTGTAGCTGAAGGCGAACGAGAAGCGTGCACATTCGCTACCATTGGCCTGTTTACGGTGGCCCTGGCCCTGATATTCAGGGCCGCGATGTGGTCTGCGAGGCCAGCGAGCCCGCACGACCGACAGAGAAATTTGGATTGCGATTTTCGGTTGGCCTTTTCGATGTGCCCGCACGACGGGCATTCTCGGCTGGTGTTTCGCGGGTCGACGAAGGTCACAGGAACACCAGAAAGCCGGGCCTTGTACGAGACGAACGAATGGAGCTGAAAGAACGACCAGTTCGACAGGCGTGCCCGCTGGCGCTTCCTAGCCGTTACCCGTTCGCGAATGCCTTTGAGATTTTCGAGGGCAATACCGCGACCGGTGCGTTGAGCGTTCGACACGAGTGTCTTGCTGATCTTGTGGTTGATGTCCTTTTGATAGCGAGCTTGTTTGCCGCTGACCTTCAGCAGCTTGCGTGTGGCAGACCGCGTGCACTTGCGCTGAAGATTGCGCCTGCGATGGGCGGTCTTGCGACGGTTCTCTTCGATGGCGGCCCCCGAGTGGATATTCCCATCGCTATCGGTCGCGATGTTGACAATTCCGAGGTCCACACCGAGCACGTCCGTGGTCTTGATCAACTCGGGATCGTCGACCTCGCAAACAGCCGACAGATAGAATATGCCGCGGACAAAGAGAAGATCGGTTTCCCCCTTGCGTCGCGCGAGCAGCGCACGCTGGCGCTCTCCGCAGGCAAACGGCACGACTTGACGCCCATCGACAGTCCAGATCGAGACGCGATCATCGGATTTGAAACGCAAGATGCGGTCGTCGTAGGCAATAGCTCCCAGCAAACGAAAAGTTTTTCGGGCCTTTCGGTCGAGTTTGTAGGCGTCGGCAACCTTTTTGATGCATTGCACGACGACCTGGGCTGTGAGCCCAGAACTAGCGCGCATGGCGTGGTATACAAGTTTGTGCAGAGCGTACTGCCCGAAAATTTTCTGGTTCCATGCGGTCGTACTGATTTCGGTGCAAACAGCGTTAGCGTGTTCGAGTGTACACCTAAAAATTGCGTGCTGCTCCCTAGTCGGCTTGAGCTTGAGATTGACAACGAGCCGCATATTTTTAGCTTACATTTCAACAATCGATTTGTCAAGAATAGAAAAGAGGAAGGGCGATCTACGCTGCCTAAAGGTAGCGAGCGTCTGCCCGAAATAATTTGACCACAGGACCTCTAGCCCCAATATCTCCGTTCAACTATTTGCCTGAAGGGCAACTCTGTCCGGAGTTGTCCACGAACAGCCGTGGGCTGCGGATACGATTTCCTGGTGGGGCAGTCATCGCCGTTCAGCTTCCAGGGCTCAACGCGCCAAAGTTGAATCTAGCTCAACAAATCATGGCGCAATCAACTGCTGCCATCGCCGCGCTCCAGCCACTGTTTGACATCGTTGGATGCCTGCTCGCCGTCGGCGAGCTTGTGAAGGCGTTGATCACGAATCCCTTCAAACTGGCAAAGGAAGCCGAAGAGGTGTTCGAGAAGCTCGGGAAGCTCGCGAGCTTCCTGCCGCTGCTCTGCATACCCGCCATGCTCTGCGATATGGTCGAGGTGCTGCTGGGCTACCTTGAGGGAATCGCGTCGGCGATCGATGCGCTAGGCCGGCAGGAGGCACGCATCGTACGTGCGGTCGCGGTGGCACAGACGCATGGCCTAACCTTTTTGCAGCAGGGGGCGGAGTGCTGCTCGGAAATGCAGGCCGCGCAGATTCAGAATATTCGGAATGCGTCCGAGCCAATGAGTTCGCTGGTCGACCTGCTCAACGCGTTCGCTTCTTTGATCCCAGGATGTCCTCAGGTGCCCCAGGTTGGGGCCATCGATGAGGATCTCTCGAAGGCGTCAACTGAAATTCGCAAATTGATTGCTGCCTTTCGTGAGATGAAGGAGCTGATCCCAGTATGATTTACATACGAAACGTCAAGACGCCAATATATGGGAGTGACAGTGCTCACTACAAGTTTTCGACGTGGTTTCATCGGGAGGCGCTACTTGCGGGCCGGTGGACGGAAGTGGCGAATAATGCGGATGCAGCCTGGGCCTCAAATTATTCGTCTTCGTACTCTGACCTGTATGTGGATGCCAGCCAACAAGGGAAGGTTTTCCGAGCGGCTGGTTTTTCCACACCGCCTGTGAATTCTGCATTGACATTGATGGATCCATTGAACGATTCCAACTGCTTCATCGCGAACATTATCGGCTACGACACGAAGACCCTCTTTATTGATATGTCGAGCATTGCAAGGCCGATGGTTTCCGCGACTGGACTTATTGGAAAGGTTCATGTTTTTGGTCAGACGACTTTGTTGACGGCTGGGGCGTGGACTGTTCTTGCTGCTCCTGGGACAGAGGCTGATAGATTTCAGATTCGATTGGAAGTTGGAACAACTGCGAACAGGCCATGGATCTATGCGTACCCAAAGGGTGATTACTCGACGTTCAAGAGCATGACAGGTGGGTTCACTTGGGCCTACGGAACGACAGAGAGGCGCTCTCTTATCAATGCCGACATTGATGGGGAGAATTTCATGTTGTTCGACTGGAACGGTTATACGAGTACAGCGATCTACGGACCATACATTTGGTGCGGTGGGCGACTCACGGACACCCCTATCGAAGACGTGTATCCCTACTTCATAGCAACTAACTCAAGCACGTCGTGGGTTGGAACAATACCAGGCTGGGATTGGTTCCAGTGGCAAGTGTATATGCTCGATCAGTTTTCTAAGCCTGTTGCAGCTTACATCGAAGGGCCTAAGTACATGAGTGATCTCACGTACACTTCTGGGATTTGGCACGTAGACAGATGGTTCAACTCTCATGGACGTACAGCTCGACAGTATCCATTTGTTGTTGTTAGTGATGTACCGAGCGGTGGTTATAAAAGGGGGAGGTTTCCTTGGCGTACTGTTCACGAACAGTGGGGAGATTGGTTGATTGCTGACGCTCAAGGAGAGACTCGCACGGCTCCTGGAAAGTTACTTGTGTCAAGCGCAGGCATCACAGGCTGTGATATTTATCCCCCACTGATGATTTTCTAAGGAGGTTTTCGTGATTCACATACGAAACTGCGTGACTCCGATGTCTGGCTCTGAAAGTTGTCTGTACAGGTTCATCCCTTGGATTTGGCGAGAGGTGCTGCTTCTTGGTGGCTGGACGGAGATCGCCAACAATGGAGACGCAGCCTGGTCAGTTTCTACAAACAACATTCTTGAGGTATTCACGGATCTGTACGTAGACCCCGCAGATCCAACGCTTGTCAAAAAGGCTTCTGGTTCTTTCAATTCAGCGCACGCGGGGAGAATACTGTCGCTGTTTGATGCGACGAATCCGGCCAACGTGGTGATGGCGAATATCATTTCGGTTCCCTCCTCACAGACGCTCCGATTGGATGCCTGGAATCTTGGTAAGCCGTGGGTAACGGCTTCCTCGTTGACAGGGAGGGTTCATATCGGAGGCCAGACGACGCTCCTCACAGCGGGTGCCTGGTCGGTTCTTCAATCTCCTGTTGGTAGTCCACCATTTCAGATTCGCATCACATGTTCGTCAACGGCTAACCGTGTGACGTTTGACTGTCTACCTAAGGGTGACTACGCAACCACGAAGCTTTACACGGCGGCGTTCAATCAGAACATTTCTACTGATTGGAGAGCTTTGAGACTCAACGCTGACATAGACGGTGAGTTGTTCATGCTGTGGTGTGAGCTATTCACTTCAGCCAGTGCGAACGCTGGTTCCTGGTATGGCATGGCTGGTGGTTCATTGACAGATGTTGACGTTACGGACTTGTACCCGAGGTTCATTACTGAGTGCTGTGATGGTCTGTCTGTTGGCTGGTATTACGATAACTCAAGAGGATTTTGTACCAATCTCAACATGCTAGATTTTACCAATTCCCCAATAACCGGGTATGTGGAGACCAGAAAATTATGTTCTGACTCTTCCGCTGGTGTCAATAGCGTATTTCGGGGCGGGTACCCATATTCTGCGTATTGGGCGAAGGTAGCTGGAAATAAGCTTCCGGTTGTGAATCCGTGGGTTGTGCTTGCGGACACCGTGAATGGGGGGTTTCGCCGAGGCAGGCTTCCATGGAAGCTCATCCATGATTATTGGGAAGATTGGAGGTTCATGGATTCTGGAGGGCTTTTGAGATCCTCTCCTGGCTCTATATTGCTCCCGGCGGCAGGAAATCTTGGGTGTGATAAGTACGCCCCATTGACGGTTTTGTAGGAGTAGAAGATGCGGCATTGGATTACAGATGTACAATTGGTGACTCAAGGTCAATACGACTCGGGATCTCAAACAAGTGCTTGGTATGTGTTTCACTTTCTCAGACTTTTGGATTGGAAGATCGTCGCCGAGTGCGATAACTCGAGTATCACAGTTTGTAGCCACATAACCGATGGCTGCATGGATGACGCGGGAGTCACTAACTGGTCAGTTGTCGGAACAGCAACCCGAGCGAAGAGCGACGTACAGAAGTATTCTGGTTATCGAAGCCTGACCTTTACAACGGCGGCGACGGGCGATGGAGTTCAGAGCGCATCTTTCGTTTCTATGGAAGCTTCCAAGGCGTACGTATTCACCGTTTGGGTTTGGAACAATTGCGGCCACCAGCTCAAGGTGTATATGGACAACGGGAATGGTAGTTACGTGCTTGCGGGGGCTGTATCGGACAACGGTGGCGTCTGGACAAAATATCAATTCGGCTACACGTCACACTCTACGGTGACTGCCTGCAAATTCAAGATCGTTTCGGAGGATGGAACAGTTTCAGCCGGTCAGGTGTACGTGGATTCTTGTTACACATATAGAAGCTTGTTTGAGGCTGCGATTTGCGGGAGTGGTACGGACGGCGTAATAGAGGCAGGTAACAACAAGTTTTCCTCGGCTAGCTACACCTTCACAAGTGCTGACATCTTGGCAGCATATAGAGTGGTGTGCTTTGTCGATCTTGTGAATGAGGGGAATAGTGGAATTTACAAGATTATTGGCCTTGATGGGACCAAGGCAATTCTGGACATACGCGATGATGGTACTTCTTTCTTGACAGCAGTAGCGGGTCTCACTTTTCGTGTTCTTGACAGAGCGGATATTCCGAATGGTCTAACATCTCCAGGAGTAGGCTTTTGCCTCGAATCTCCGCATGAGTCAAAGTGGCGTTGGAAGTTTCGGTGTGCGTATGGCTCATGGGGATACGGACAAAATATTGGATGCGGTGCTTGGGCGTCTTCCCCGGAAGACTGTGCCCTAAACATGGATACATTTCAATTTTATCCTCTTGAGCAGAGGTCTACATCGCGGTATTTCATGCCTGATACTGGAGGTGTTACTGGGAGTCCAACGGGGGGATACGGTTTGCCATGGACGAATACCGTGGTACAAGTAGCACATAAATTCTATTTTTTGACAGATGGTTTGACGTACATTTTTGGGGTGCATCGCAGAATATCGGCAAATGTTCAGGGCGCGTGGCTTATGGGGTTTTTAGGGGATGCCTACATGGAATTCAAGGACACTTTTGTACATTTACAACAGAAACTTGGAACAGCCACTGGCGCCGATAGCTTACAGTTTTCCACTGCTGATTGTTGTTGGTCCTACTACGGATCTGGATTTTCCCCAACGCGCAATGGTAGGTCTGTACAGGCGAGTTTGGGATCTGCTGGATTTGGGACAGCAGCGGGGGTTACAGAATACATGACGAACGCCAAGGCAAATCCTTGGAGCGGCGTCGAGCCTATTCGACCATTTTTTGTCTTCTTAGATTGGCCAGGGAACTTAGGAGCTTTTTCTGTGATGGAATCTACCAATCAGAATTTTGGGCATTGTCGAGCAAACTTGCCTTTGTGGGCACCATTTGGTGGCTCAAGAGATTGGTTCCACACGAAGAACGGGTTATGTATTGCCTGGCATGGAAGAGAGGTAGCGCCCTAATGTCCTGTTCCTGGTATCCTTTCAATGTGGAGTATCAAGACGTTCCTTCTGGTAGAATTACAGGAATAGGGCAACAAGATGGTATCTTTTCCCTAACATATTTAGAACCCCCACCACCGAATTCTGGGACAGGTGAGCTTGTACCAGAGGCCATCGAGTGGACAGATTTATTCACGATTCCAGATGCAGAAGGTCCAATAGTGGAGTATCTGTCTCCCGAGGCCATGGCTACGCTCCTTTCGGAGGATCCGATTGTTTTTACCGTAACCGATCCGACTGGAAACCTGAATCAAATAGTTGTGGCTGCGATTCTGCACACAACAGGTGTGCATGAAATAGTGCATGACGGAGTATCGTTTGCTCAGAATTATTCCAGTTTGTCTTTCAGGGTTGAGATTGCACAGGGATTTGAGTATACCGTGCGAAGGAACGCTGGTTGGCCACTTGGGACGCGAGTTAGTATGCGTGTGTGGGCTGTTGATACTGGAGGAAATACAGAAATAGCTCCAGGGTCAGTGTGAGGTAATTCATGATTTACATACGAAATTGCGCGACCCCGATATATGGGTCTGACAGTTGTCTGTACAGGTTCATCCCGTGGATCTGGCGTGAGGCTCTACTGTGTGCTCGCTGGACGGAGAGAGCGAATAACTCGGACGCCGCCTGGGCAGGCAACGTGATTGCGACGCTCACGGACTTGTACGTCAACCCAGCCAGCCCCGGTATTGTGAGGACCGCAGGCGGTAATGTTTCGGCTCACGCTGGGCGCACGCTAACACTCATCGACCCAACGAATGACGCGAACTGTGTTATTGCCAACATCAAAGCTGTTGTGGATTCGACAACGCTATTGTTAGACGATTGGAATCTGCCGAAACCTTGGGTCACAGCTTCTGGTCTCACCGGACGAATTCATCTGACAGGGCAGACAACGCTACTCACAGCGGGTGCCTGGACAGTCATGGAGGCTCCCGTAGGAAGCCCACCTTTTCAGGTCAGGATAACGTGCTCATCAACGGCCAACCGTGTCACCTTTGACTGTCTACCGAAGGGGGACTACACGGGGGCGAAGACGTATACAGCAGCTTTCAACCAGGACCATACCAGTTCCTTGAGGGCTTTGAGACTCAACGCTGACATAGACGGTGAGTTGTTCATGTTATGGCACACACCTTTCAGTTCAACAGGTGTGAATAACGGTATCTGGTATGGCATGGCTGGTGGTTCATTGACAGATGTTGACGCCACGGACTTGTACCCTCGATTCGTTACTGAGTGCCTGGTGGCTCAGGCGTATGGTTGGGAAGTCGGGTACGCTCGGGCATTCTGTAATCAACTCCTTATGTTGAGCTACACAGATACTCAGGTTTCCGCGTACACAGAGCACATGAAATCCTTTTCTGATACTTCTGGCGTAGACGCGAATCAACTATTTTCTGGCTCTCAACCGTTGGCGCCGCGATGGCGGCAGAACAACAATAAGCTTGGAGTAGCGTTTCCGTATGTGGCCATGGATGACGTTGTCATGGGAGGTTACAGACGCGGAAAGCTGCCCTGGAGGTTGATAAACAAAAATTGGGATGCTTGGAGGCGCTTAGATGTAGCGTCTACTATACGTATACCTCAGGGGTCAATCGTTCTACCTCACGCGGGGATGCTAGGCTGTGACAAGTACGCTCCCTTGATTGTTTTGTAGGAGAGGAAAATGCGTCATTGGCTTACTGATATAAGCTTGTACGGTACTGGTGACGGTGGCTGTTGTACCAGTGCTTGGTACATGTTCAACTTTTTGCGAGTTCTTGGTTGGAAAACAATCGCAGAGTGCGATAACACGAGTATAACGGTTTGCAGTCATATCCCAGACGGCTGCATGGATGATTCCGAGGTTACAAACTGGACTGTTGTTGGAACAGCAACCCGAGCGAAGAGTACAACTCAGTTGTTTGCCGGTTATCGTTGTTTGACGTTCACTACGGCGGCGACTGGTGACGGTGTGCAGAGCGCCGTGTTCACGTCGATGGCGACTTCAAAGCCCTATGGGCTGTCATTGTGGGTATGGAACAACTGCGGCCATGCGCTTAGTGTATACGTGAATAACGGAAGCGGATCTTATGTTTTGGCTGGGTCTGTTCCTCACAACGCAGGTGTTTGGACGAGGTATCAATTCAGTTACACCTCACATACGGTTGTCACTGCCTGTCGTTTCAAGATAGTAGATGAGGCTGGGACCGTTGGAGTTGACCAGGTCTACGTGGACCAGGTCTATACGGCACAACCGTCATACGAAACAGCGATTCGTGGGAGTGGTACGGATGGTGTTGTGGAGGCTGGCAATAACAAGTTTTCCTCCGCTAGTTACTCCTTCACCGATGCGGACGTTACAGCTCTTCGTGCTGTTTGTTTTGCTGATTTGGTAAATGAGGGTAACAGCGGGATATACAGAATCATTGGCAGGGATGGTGCGAAGGCTGTTCTTGACATCAAAGATGACGGAACCAACTATCTAGTGGCGGCAACAGGTTTGACATTTCGTGTTATTGATAAAGCCGATATTCCTTCACTAGATAGCGGCGCAGGTTTCTGTATTGAGTCTCCACATTCCACTCATTGGCGATGGAAATACAGAATGAGTAATTTAGGATGGTACGGTGGCAATTGGGGTCAGGGCAAGTGGGCCTCCTCTCCAGATCCGTGTTCTGTAAATGTGGATACATTTCAATTCTACAAGCAACATAGGTCCACCGCTCGGACACTCGTCCCTGATACAAGCAGCATCAATGGTTACTTCGACACTTCGCCACCGGCTGGGTGGGCATGGAACTTCTTTTGTTTGGGTGGGATACGAGGCTCGGCCTCTCCTAGTAGGTTTTACGCTGTAACAGATGGTGAGACGTATATTTTTGGGTTGCATCGAGCAACCTATCCGGCTGCCTGGTTCATGGGGTTTCTTGGTGATGCGTATCGGGATTTTGGAGATACATTTTTTCACTTTCAGGAAATTTATGATGGTGCGAATCTGTCGCTCAGCCAGGGCGACACACTACATTTTGCGAGCGCAATTCGTTCCTTCAACGCTTACGGGGTTGGTTTTGGGAAGAGAGGCCTTGGCATGAGGGCTTGTTTGGGGTCAGCGGGGTGGGGTACAACAACCGGGGTGACTGAGTACATGACGAACGCCAAGGCAAATCCCTTCGGCGGGAAAGAGATGATTCGCCCTTTCATGGCATTCCTGGATGTAGACGGGGTTGGGGGGGAGTTCGCCACGATTGAAGCTACCAATCACGACTTCGGGCACTGTCGGTCGAACCTCACACTATGGAATCATTTTGGGACGAACAAAGAATGGTTCCACGCGAAGTCTGGCCTTTGTATCGCCTGGCACGGGCGAGGAGTACAACCCTGATGGCTACCGTTTGGGGTCCATTGGCCATGTCCTATCTCGACCTGCCACCACCTATTGTGGAAGAGACAATAGAGTTTCCATTGGCCATGTCCTACCTCGACTTGCCTCCTCCTATTGTGGAAGAGGCGGAAGTTGTACCAGAGGCAATCGAGTGGGTAGCTCCGCTTGCATCTGCTGACGTCATCAGTCCAGTTGTCACCTATATTTATCCTGGAGAACTAGACACGTTACGAGTGGCCGACCCGATCATTTTTTCTGTAGTAGACTCGACTGGAAACTTGAATCGTATACTTGCGGCTGTGGAGATTATACCAACGGGTATTCAGGAATTGGTTCATGATGGGCTATCGTTTACATCCATGTACCGATTGGGATCGTCAAGAACTGCTATTGAGAATGGGTTTGAATACGTGGTGCGAAGGCGCCATGGGTGGCCCACTGGGACACAAATTCGAGTACGCGTTTGGGCGGTTGATTCCGCTGGAAATATTGAAGGCGCATAGGAGAAATACATGAGCATGGATTCGACATGGAGCACTCCACCAATTCCTGCGGAACCAACTCCTCCGACGGTTGGCGTCCCCGTTTTGCCGCAGGTGAGCGAGGGGCCGGCACTCATTGGAGGCGGAGATTTTCTTGGAAGCGGCCTTACCCGTCCATTCCGCCGGGACCGCAAGCTTGATTTTGCGTCGGCCAATGGGGTGCGCTTGGTTGCCTCGTGCGTAGGGCAGGTGCTTGGTACGCGTTCGGCGGCTGGACGATTCCAAGGGGAGCTTCCCTGGAGGGATGAGTTTGGCTCGTCGTTGTACATGGTACGCCATCGAGCGAACGACGACACCACGAGGGAATTGGCTAGAATCGGGGTCGTTGAGGCGCTTACACGCTGGGAGCCTAGGGTTCAGGTGACGAACGTGGAGATCATCGCGGAGGACGTCGAGGGCTTGGGAGAGGTAGCAATTGGCGTCCGCGCTCAATTTGACATCATCTCGAGGAACAGTGCCAGCAACGCTGTGTTGATGCCGGGCATTGAGGCGACGATCCCCCTTGGATAATTGAAGGTCTTTGGGATAGGATGCCCCCATGACGTCATTGCTCGGGTCCAACCTCACGTATTCCGAGAAAGATTTTGATAGTCTTCGTGTGCGTCTCATAAACCTGGCGCGGTCAGCGTTCCCCGAGTGGACCGATTTCAACGTCGCAAATTTTGGCAACCTTCTTCTTGAGTTGTTCGCGTTCGTTGGGGACGTGCTGTTGTTTTACCAGGACAACCAAGCCCGCGAATCGAGAATCAGCACCGCGCAACTTCGGAAGAATATGCTGGCCCTGACAAAGCTCATTGGGTACTTGCCGAGGGGATCGGCTGCGGCGACTGCAAATCTGACCGTCACCCTTGCAGCCGTGCCAGTCGGTGACGTTCTCATTCCGGCCCGGTCGACATTCCGCACGGAGCAGATTACGACGCCAGTTATTTTTCAGACCTTGCTTGCGACAACGATTCCTGCTGGAACCAATCCACCCGTAGCGACCATCCTTGTCGAGAATAGCGCGTTCAGCCTACAGGTTTTCGTATCGACTGGGCTGCCGAATCAGGAATATATTCTGAACGATTACCCGTATCTCGACAGCTCAGCGAGGGTATCTGCAGACGGAGTGTACACCCAGGTTGACAACTTTCTTGATTCGCTGTCCACGAGCGCCCACTTTACCGTGACCGTTGACGAGAACGACCGAGCTACAATTCGGTTTGGAAACGGGATTTCCGGTAGCATCCCTGTCGGAAACATTTCGGTGCTTTACAAGACAGGTGGGGGCGTGAACGGGAACGTGGAGAGCAACTCCATAGTAAGGGTGGATGTTCCATACAAAGACGAGTTTGGAAATGCTGTGGTGATGTCCGTTACGAATCCGGCAGCAGCGAGCAACGGGTTCAATCGAGATGGGCTCGAGCAGATTCGGATTTACGGGCCTGAGAGTTTGCGCACGTTGACGAGGACGGTCAGCCGTGAGGATTACGAGATCAACGCCCGGCGCGTGTCGGGTGTCAGCCGCGCCTTGATGCTCACCTCGAATGAGCGTCCTGGGATTCTAGAAAACCAGGGCATGCTCCATGTGATCCCAACTGGGGGTGGTCTCCCGACGCAGCTACTCAAGGATGCTGTACTCACGTCGGTTACAGAGACCTACCCAAACACGTTGACGTTCCTTGTGAGCGTGGAGGATCCTGAATATCTGCCAGTCGACGTGCAGGCGACCGTGTTTTTGTCGGCTGGCCAGACGGCGAGTGTCGTTTCCGCTCGAATTCTCGCAAATTTGACGTCCTTTTTTGCGATCGAGACGTACGACGGGAGCCCGAACACGACCGTAAACTTTGGCTACTATATGCAGGACGAGAATGGCGACCCAATCAATGAGATCGCCTGGTCGGACGTGTTCAACGTAATTCGTGACACGACCGGTGTTCGGAAGATTGGGGACACCCTCGGGTCCTTGCTGTTGAACGGGGAACGTAGCGACGTCTCGATTGGGGTACAGCAATTTCCAACTCTCGGAAACGTCGTGTTGCTCAACGGCTCGACGGGGAGCGCGCTGTAGTGACAATTTTGAACGGAAGCTTCGAGGATCAAGCGACGGGTATTCAGCCTGGGAACGCAAACGGCTGGAGCGTCACGGAGACGTCGACCGCGCTCGACTACGCTGAGTTTGTGGTCTCGATTCTTGGTGCTGGGACTTTGACAGGGGCGTGTGAGGAGTTCGAGGGGGAGTGGCCGTCAGGCTACAGCACGGGGCTTGTGCACGGTTTTGTGGGCTACTACAGCGATTTGGATCCTGTGGCGTTCAATTCTATGGCTGGTGCTCCTTCCAGGTACGAGAATTTTGAGACCCTGTGGAGCTTGGGGGCGCAGGGGGTCTTCTATTTTGATCACATCGTCGGTGAGTTTTTCGCCGTCGACGTGACGGAGGCCTCTGGATCGGAGCCCGTCGAGGATTTTGACGAGGGCTGGCCTGCTGGGACCTTGTTCCATGGGGCGTTTGAGCCTTCCGATCTAACGGCTGCGGTTTTTGATTCGGCGGGCACCTCGGAAACGGTAGAGGATTTCGAGGAGCTATGGAACAACGTCTACAACTGGGAGTTCCCCGCGAGCGGAGCTGGCAGCGAGCTGACATTCGCTGTGTTTTTCATCGCCTTCATGGTGACCGATACGATTGAGAGCTTCAACGTGTTGAAGCCAGACCTCGGGGAGGTGGCGGCAGACCCGGCGACGGACACGTTTACATGTCTTTCCCATGGATTGTCAGATCTGTGGCGGATAACCTTTCGGAACGAAGACGGCCAACTTCCGGAAGGCGTGTATGCAAATATGCGTTATTTCGTGCAAAACAAGACGACCGATACGTTTCAGGTATCATGGACAATTTCTGGGTCTCCAATTTCGATAGGAGACTTCGGATCTGGCGAACATTTTGTGGTACATGATGATCGGTCGTTTTGGGTGACCGAGCTGGATAGCTGAGGGAATCATGGCGCAGGCAGACTGGGCATTTCTTACAGGCGGGTTGGGGTCGGGGAGCGTCGCACGAGGTGTGACCGCTGGGGTGGTCCCCCCAAATGGTGGGGGGAGCTTTGTTTACGGGTTCAACTCGCTGGCCATCGTGGATGGCGCGGTTGCGCTATGCTGTAGCCTGTCTGGCTTTGCACCGATGGCCAAGGGAGGATCCATTCGAGGAGCTATCAAGCGTGCTCCTGGAGGGGGCGCGATTGGGTTTGCTCCGTTCTTTTTCATCGGCCTTCAAGGGGGAGCTGTATCCGATTCCGGCTATCTTCTTGGGCTTGGGGATGAGTCGCCCCATCATATCGTGCTTCGGAAGGGATCGATTCTGACCGGGTTGCCAGACCTGGCGGCCGATCCAGACGGGACAAGCCACATTCTCATGCGGAGCACCGAGACTTTCGAGGAAGATACTTGGCTCCAACTGAGGTTAGATTTTATCGTGCAGGGCTCGGGCGACGTCGTTCTGCAGTGTTTTGCGAACGACCTGACGGTGAATGCCGTGACGGCTCCAGTATGGGAAACCATCGCAGGAATGGAAGGCCCACTGATTCCGAGCGTGGAAGGCTTCGTCGACGATGCCCTTGGGATCAATACTGGATCTGTGCCGTTTACCTCGGGACGTGCTGGGTTTGCATTTCGAGTCGAAGACGTGACAAGACGGGCGCACTTTGATTCGATCGAAATTGCCAGGCAGCTTTAATAGGGACGTCAGCGGATGGCACTGAGCGCGTTCCAGCATGAATTGGGTCGCAAGTTTGGGAGGCTCGCTGTATCGGGGGCTCCAGACGGCGTCTACGTTTTCGAGCTTGGTTCGCAAATTCGAGAAGACGTCTACCTTGAAATTGGAAACTACGTTCAGGTTGCCCAGTCGTCTATCGCGTTTGATTCCCAGGCGACCCTAGTACGATTGCGAATCAAGGTGGCCCTTCCATTGGTGCTGGAGGGGGCCGTCTGGAAGTTGTCTGCGCGGCTGAATTCAACAACGTGTTACACGAGGTATCTCCGAGCCGAGCAGAGAGGGCTCGTGCTCGCTGACATTTGCATTCCAACGATTGGGGCAACAGGGGGCGCCACGAACACCATTTCTGTCCGGCTGACATTGGAGGCTGCATGATACCAATGTCCGTACGGGAACTTCGAGAGAAGGCGCCGCTTCCGCTCGAAGTACACGTGTCGGGGTTATGCTTCCGCCGATTGCAGGGCATGTGGTCGGTGTTGCTCCAACGCTTGCCAGGTGATCAAGAGTTTGTTCAGGGTTGTAGGGATGGCTGTGGCGGGTGCCTGCGTGCGTATGAGACTTTTCAGGACGGGGTGCGCAGAATTTTTTGCGCTGAGTTAGGACTGGTCGTGTCATTCCACGGGGTGCATGAGTTTTATGAAATTCCGTGGAAAAGTGGGATTATACCTGGGATTCGATTCCTTTGTTTGTATGAGGCTCAGGTGGGCTCGGCTTTGTTGAGTGGGGACTCTGGGTGGTTCATGAAGGAATCCGTTGAGCAGATGGCCGGAGATGAATTCATCCCTGGGATTAAGTCCAGGGTACTGGATTGGTTTGACGAGCTGCAACTTCGAGGGTGCGCGGGCTGATGGCGATCCGAGTTCAACTTCCTTCGGTTCAGATTGACCTCATCCGAGAAGACCTTGGGGATGCAACCCAGGGCACTGTGTTGTCTGGTGGGGCGGAGCCGTTCGCGCTCGTCGACGGAGACACGCTTACCATTCAGATCGATGGGGGTGGAACGCAAACGATTACGTTCCATGCCATCGATTTCGTCGATGTAGCCGATGCAACGCTGGCTGAAGTTTTGGCGGTGTTGGGGGCGTCGACTGGAATTACTGGAGCGGTCGCGAGTGGGGAAGCTGGGGCGATCCGAATTACGTCGGCAACCTGGGGATACGGCTCATCGGTTCAGGTTACAGGTGGGACGGGAAACGGAGTTCTTGGGTTTGATACCGCTTTGCATCGCGGTGCTAATTTCGTTCCGGTCACCCAGCTTATCAACAGAATTCCTGAAAATTCCGAGTATGGAGTTCCAACCGATGCCGACATCGAGCTGGAGCTTCATTCTGGAAGTGGTGTGGCCCCGACGCTTGGGGACGTCGAGGTTCGCGTCAATGACGCCCTGGTGTTTGACGGGGCGGATTGGCAAGCGGGCTGGGCTGGGGCAGACACTACCCCGAACGCAGCCACGCTTCGCCTGGTGTTTGCACCTTCTGGCGTTTTCGACCCGGACACAGAGTACACCGTTGGCGTGGTGGTCGTCGCTGGGCTCGATGACGAGTACACGTTTCGGACCGCTGACAACATCACGCCCCAGCTCGTTTCTGCCGAAGTGCGTTCTCAGACGTTCGTGCGAGTTGTGTTCAATGAGGCTGTGAAGCAGGTCAGCCCAACAAACACTGACGACGCGCTCAACCCAGCAAACTACGTTTTTTCAAGAGCGTCAATTCCATCCGTCGAGGTCGTGGCCTACGAGGTCACCCCGGTTGATACCCGAACGGTGGACGTGGAAGTCGACACGGAGTTGAGCTGGGGTTGCCAATATCTGCTCACGGTCGCAAATGTCGCTGACGTTTACGGGAATATCATCGTCACCCCAAACGATGAGGCCATATTCGTTACGCTGAGCCAGCCCTGGCCTGCGGGCCGCCGATGGCAGTTGCTCGAGTTCATACCGCAGATCAACCGTACTGAGGATGTGACCGGTGAGCTGGCGAGGTTCATCGGCTGCCTTCAGGACGTGTGCGATTTGCTGCTCAAGCTCATCGACGATTGGACACGAATTCTGGACGTGGACCTTGCCGATGAGAAGTGGCTCGACTGGATGCTGCTCGACCTTGGGAATCCCTTTTCGTTTTCGGAACTCGAGGTGGTGGACAAGCGGCGTCTTCTGAAGGTGCTCGTCGACATGTACCGGGAGAAGGGTACGTCGATTGGGCTCCGCAACGTGATTCGGTTTTTCCTGGGGCTGGAAGTTACGATCAATATTTTCAATGGCCTCGGCTGGGTACTCAGTGACGAGGCCACATTGGACGCCGCCGACCCACCAGTGCTAGGCGACCCATTGGCAGGCTATGCCAATGAGTTGGTAGGGGATGCGACATTGGGGTCTGGGGATTCCTGGTTGCTTTACAGCTTTGAGATCGAAAGCGCCGTTGCCTTGACGGCTATGCAGCGACAACGCATAACGAAAATCGCTGAGTTGATGAAGCCAGGTCACACGCATTTGCTTCGCATCGTAGAGCCGACGTTGCCAGACGAAGAACTCGACCATCTCGAGCTTGGGTTTTCTCGATTGGGCGGCGTGAGTTATACAGGCGAGTGGATTTTGCACGGAGTGGTGTAGCCCATGCAGAAATATGATTGGTTTGAAGGTCAGAAGGTTAAGAATACGGAATTGAATGGAGCTTTTGATGCGGCCGAGGAGGCCTTCAAACGGCTGACACTCGACACTGGAATTGTGGGGATTACGTCTGGCGGAGCAGTTTCGGAAAATGCTGGTTCTGCAAATCTGACCGTGGACGTTGCAGGACCGGTATCGATTTACGATCAGGCAGGCCAGAGAATCTCGTGGTCTGGAACTCAGGATGTCATTTGTTCGGTCGATGAGAATTCAAGCTCGACAGCGGTTGTGAGCCCTGGCAACGAGCGGTGGCTTTCGATCTTTGCGAAGTTCAAGCAAAACCTGACGGATCCACGGCTCGACCGACAAGGTGACACGGTATACTTTGACGTCGCCGAATCGTTTGAGATCCATGTGGGGATGGGCGCGGAGGCTGTAATTCCAACTGCGGCGCGGCCGTTTCTTCGAGGCGACGAAATTCTGTTGGCTGACGTTCGTCTCATTTACGGACAGACGCAGATTTTCAACGCATCGATTTCGACAACACGTCGTCAGTGGGCGATTAAGACGGTTTCTGGACTTACTCAAATTGCAGTTGGGACGATGGAGGAAGCGGTCGAGGCGTTGAGTGTTGCGTCGGGAATCAACTACGCTGGAGGTCCAGCGTGGCACGATACAACGACGAATCCTGCGGCGTCAGTTGAAGCGCAGCTTGACAAGGTTGTGACGGATCTTGTTGCCAATGCGGGTTCGGATAGGATTGGTTCTGCTTCGGTCATCAACAGATTTGGGTCGTTGAGCATTGGGTCTGTTTTTGATCAGCTCACAACTCTTTCTGGTTACGTGAACACACTGCAGATGCAAGCCAAGCTGCTGAGAGCTAGGAATTGGCAGCATGTTGATAGCGGAACGTTTGTTGGCGGAAGTGTGATGTCCCTTCTTTATTCTTCGACCAAGAACTTGTATTACGCCGTTAGCGTTGATGGCGTAGCCTGGAAAAGCGAGAGTCCGCTTGGACCGTGGGCAGGAACTTCTGCTTTCGCCGGAATTGTAGACAATTGTAATGCACTTTGTGCAAATGGTGGAACGCTGTTCATGGGTGGGTGCGACATGTCGGTATCAGCTAGTCTCGAGTCGTATGATACTGCGACCGATACATGGACAGCGCGTACCCCAACTGGGATGAATCATCCGGCAGATCGTATCGTTGATATTATTCATGATGTTGGAAACGGATGGCTGGTGGCAGTCGGATGGGGAACATCCCCAGCAACTGCGTACATCATTCGAGCTTCTGGCCTAGGTACTACGTGGGTTGCTGCGTCAACAAGTCTTACAGGCATTACCAAACTTCATGCCCTTGCCTATACAACTGGAATTCTGATTGCTGTTGGCCAGACAGCCACCGCTGGAAGAATATTGAAATCCGTGGATGGCGGAGACAATTGGACGGATGTCACTCCGGTTTCACCTCCTTCTGTTTTCGCGTCTGTTACTTGGGATAGCGATTCTCAGAAGTTTTACGCAACCGATTGGTCAGCAGGTGTTTGGTCCTCTAATTCAACAGGCACAACGTGGACACTTCTGAGGACATGGACGTCTGTGAATCCAACTGGGGTAGCATGTGACGGAGTAGGAACGATTGTGGTGTCGGGGTACGGCGGTAGTCCAGGTCCAGGTGGGTTTTTGGTGTCTGTCGACCAGGGTGTGTCGTGGGTACACTTCCACGAGACTGTGTCAGATCCAACCATAGGGATTAAATACACGAATGGGCATTTCTTCGCGTTGATTACGCTTGGCCTTGCGGTTTCTTTGGGCACAACTGCTCCAAGTATTTAGCGATGAAGCAACTACCTCAGGGTATCGGGCTTTACCTCCGCCACTTAGATTCAAAGAAATTGGATCCACCACGTCTAGCCGACCAGTACGCCAAGCGAGGCATTTCGTGGGTAGCAATTGGAGGCCCCTGGCACGACGAAAACAATTCGGTCTGGGTCAACAAGCCGATCCAAGTGCAGAATTACGCTGACGCCTTCAAAACCGCTGGGGTGTCGGCACACGTTTGGGGCTACTGTTGGCACGATCGGATTGATCTGTTCCTCCGCAACATGATCGAATGCACAAACGGTTCCGTCGACGGTTGGCTGCTCGACCCAGAGCTGGGTCTCAAGAATCAGGTACGCGAGGCGAACAGCCTATTTGCTCAGTCTCGCGCGTATCTAGGTTCGGATCGTGTGCTCGGGATGACAAGCTACGGTTTGCCGCGAGGGCATAAGACGTTTCCATTTGAGGCCTTTGCCAAGCCTGGGGTTTCCAACGCGGAGGTCGAGGTCGATTACGGGAGCCCCCAGCTCTACGTGGTCGGGGAAGCCCAGGTGAAGCAAGGACTTGCCGACTGGAAAAAGCTTGGCTTCGACGTCATTATTCCGAGTTTTGGCAACTACAAGTTCGTCGCCGCTCCTGGAAGCGATGAGACAAAGACAGCAGTCTCGAAGACGGGGCCGGAGCTGCACGAGCATCTTTCTCACTTCATGGGCAGTGCATCTTCGATCTCAGCCCTGATAGGATGGTCGTCTGGATTCGTCACGCGCGAGCAGTGGGAGGTTTTGTCGAAGTGGGGTCGGGTTCTGAGACGCTCGCCCTAGCTTGGAGGCCGTCGATGACTGAGGAATTTTTTGCTGGGCACTGGTCGTTCATTGCATTTTCGTGCATCGCTGCAGTTTTGATGCAGGTTCTGAAGACGACGGTGTGGGCGCCGAGGAGAACTCTGCCTGCTGGGTTTTTGAGCACCTTCTTGTGGTGGGGGCGCAAGATGCTTCCCTTGCATCCTGTTTTTCTTGGATGCCTTTTCGGGCTCATTCCGGGCATACCCGCTGGAGGATTCGACTCAAGGTCGGTGGCCTCGCGGGTTCTCTACTATGCGACGGCCGGGCTTATGAGCACCTGGGTATACGATGTGATCAAGACGTTAGCGAAACGCAAAGGGGCAGGCCTTCCTGAATTGCTCGCGTTTCACTCTCCTAAGTATGCCTCCAATACGCCTAAGGAGACGCCGCCAACAGAATCGGTGGGGAAGGCGTCCGATACCATTGGCAGCGCGAAGTAATTGTACTCCGCTTTTTATTAATCTGTCAGTGTTCTGAATGCTTTACACCGTGTAATTGTTTGGAAGGTTGACGAGTCTGGCAGGTCGGTGTGTGCGAATTTGCAGATTGGCTTGTTGGTGCATTGTAGGCAGATGTGCTGCTCGCGCCAGTTGGCAAGGGCTTCTTCGCGGGGCATTCCTCGATAAGTGATTGTCGCAATCGACGCGTCTGTTTTCGCAGCGGTGGTGCGTTGGACGGCTAGCTCATGTTTTTTGATGCAACTCGGGCAGACGAGGTCGTACGGGGGAGCGTCTCCAGTTTGCGACCATCCGTCGGGGGGAGGTAGTTTCGTCAAGTCTCCATCGGTCTTCGGATGAACTCGTTCGGATGCGGAACGTCCGCAGTCTGAGCATATCCAAAGAGCTGTCCGAAATTCATTAGGCATTTCCACTCCTTAGAGAAACTTGAGAAAATCGGAAAGTACCACTAGAATCAAAGCTTCGCAAGGCGGGGGACAGGAGCAGCAATGAGATGGGCAACGTGGTTGGGGTATATGTTTTGCGGGGGGGTTGGGCTTTTGATGGTAGGTGGAGGGCAAGGTGAATTATTCGGGGTGACTCCCCGAAGTATTTCCATGGATCTCTCGAGTCGAGAATTCCAGCCTAGCTCAAGAGACTTTTCCGAATTTTCTTACCTCCCTAGCGTTTCAAATGTTCCGCGTGAAGTTGGAAAGTCTGAGGAGAATCAGGTCACGTTGGCTACGAACATGCTACGGGTGTGCGTAAGCGAGGCGAGTTTCTCGAGTTGGCCTGACTGTGTTGGAATTTGGGAGGTGGCCAAGAATGTTCGGTCTCGAAAGTGCGATCGTCAGAAGTTGCCATCGATCACCACATGCTCGACTCGAGGCGAGACGGTGGCGTCGGCGTTGCGGAGGTTGTCACCAAGGGTGACTGGAGGAAAGCCGGCACGGACGACGCGGCAGCGATGGGTGTCTCGCCTTGACCTCTCGTGTGAGATGCCAGAGGGCTACCCTTCGAGGCAACGGTGGAACGGGGTACGAGATCGGTGTCTCCACTTTGCACAGTTGGTGCGTGGGTTGGCACGCGGTCAGGCGGTACAGAGGGTGACGCTTGGCCGAGGGGTGGCCATTGCCTGGGGCGGTCGATGCGAACGTCCAGGGGGTGCCTGTGACGACGCTATGGCCTGTCGTCGCGGGCTTGCACGCATTCCTACCGAGACCGCAAACGCCTTCTGGTGTCGACCGGGTTCTCGTGGATGCCGCGACGATATTGAGCCGCTGTGTTTTCGCAATGGCTGGCTGCCTGCCGGATGGCATCCGTAGAGAGGCGCCCGCCCTACCCCGCTGGAGGGGGGATGACGGGGATGGGCAGGCAAAAGGTTTCCCGTACCGATAGATTATCGTCGGTCCCCGCTGTTTGTTCAAGGGATTCGTTCCATCTGCGCACGAGAGAAAGCCAATCCTCGAACTCGAGGTGTACCATCGTTGAAGGTCCGCCGGCGAGGCGGAGGGGTTGGAGGGTCCACAGTTGGATGAGCAGCTCGAGCCGGCACGCAACAGACAGGGACCGTGCACGGAGCTTCCTCCAGATGACGACGGAGTGTTTTGGAGTTTGTGTGTTCATGGCGGCCGCGCGTTCCGCCTGAGCCATGGCATCTAGAATACTGAATTTCTTTCTGAATTTTGCCTCTATCCAGAGTGGGGTTCCCGAGACATCGGGGACTTCGCCCGCACATCTGGTCTGGCCGATGCCTCGTTTTGCTTCTGGGAATAGTACGCGGAGGGCCTCAGCGACCTCGCGTTCAAATCGTGCGCCCTTGGTACGGGCATAGCGCCCAATTTGGGACGGATTTCTTGAAGAGGTCACGTCGGACCCGCCGAAGAGCTGAGGTTGGAATTCGTGTAAGCAATTTCCATGACGTGTGTTGCCACGTCAGGCTGTACTTGATACAGATGACACAGCCGACCGAGGACCATGGCAAGAACGGCAATGCTCTGTCGGCCCAAGCTGTGTACCACCATGGCTTCGACGTTAGCACAAGCCCTTGTAATAGGAACGTCACCCATATACCAGTATTACGCATCTATACAGAAAAGCGCGGAACATTTCGAGAGGCGACGTTGTCTATTGACGCTGACGTGTTGATTTGGTAGGTTTGACGTGCAGCAAACGTCGACCCTTGTTCCGTGGCTAGTGGAACTTGGCGGCCCCATCCGCCAAGTTCCACGCTTTATATCCCCTACAAGTCGTCCACCTGAACCATCGCGCCCCATGAATTCTCGGGGAACATTGGACTGCGAGAATTGTTCCCGATCAGGAGCCAGATCGTGTGGACGCCACGCAGCGGAAGTCTTGGCGCTGGTCCCCATCCGTCGGTGGCGACGATGAGAATTTCTGGCAGAGGCCTCACCTTCGAGACGGCCTCGAAGATCGGAAGGAACGACGTGCCGCCGCCACCTTGTAGCGTTGCCATCATTGCTTTCGCCGTGTGAACTTCCCGCACCGCGCTGACCTTGGTGTCGCAAGACAGGAACGTGACCTGCGCACCAACCGCTTGAAGAATTCCCAGGGACTCCCTGATGGCAACAGCCAGGTCAGCCCCCGACATCGACCCAGACGTATCAACGGCGATGGCGCATTTTGGGACAGGTCGCACGAGCGCGGGCAGAATCGGGTGCCCGAGCCCGTAGCCGAAGGCGGCCTGCCTTCGGGATGGTCGATGGTAGCGAAAGTCCACAGCACCCGGACGGTATCCCATGGCGTTCCGCGTCAGACGTGCCAACTTCGCGCGCCAATTGATCTTGGCTGGCTTCGCATAGTCGTTGGCCCAGCGAGTCAGCCCGGCCGGAACAGTACCCGGCTGTTTCGAGGTGGCCTGTTGGATGTCTTCGGCCACACGCTTGCGAAGCGCGTTGAGTTCCGCCTCGGATCGCCCACCCTTGGCTTGCTCGTCTACTTCATCAATTGGCTCCCCTGGTACAGGGCGACCTGCGCCCGAACCGCACCAGCCTCCAGCGGCAGTTGGCTCATCCGGACTCGAGCAACGAGGGCATGGCGGCTGCTTCGAGGAATTTTTTGATTTTTTCTTTTGTCCTTTACCCTTGGTTTGTCCTTGAGTTTGTCCTTGTCCTTGACCATTTGCTTGCCCGGAACCCTGGCCTTGTCTGCTTTGAGCTGAGCAGGTTGGGCACTGCTTGGCTTTGCGTAGCAGCTCCTCGTAGTAGAACTCCTCGGTCTGTCCCGTGGGGAGCTTGAACGTTGCCGGGTGGCGAGCAGTTTCTGGGAGTTTGAGCCGAGCTGCAACTAAATCGTCGTTGATCGCACAGTCCGCCGAAATATTCCAGAGGTCCTCCGCGTATTTCAAGCGGACTCCTCGAGCGTAGTGGTCTCGAATTATGTGAAGCGCCTCGTGAACGAGCACACCAGCGATTTGTGGAACGTTCCATTTTTCCAGGGCCTCCTCGTCGACGAGGAGTATTCCAGTTTTAGTTACACCAAAAGTCCCAAGGGATCCTTTTGGAACGTAACACGGTGTGAGTGCATGCAGAGCGGCAGAAAAATAAGGCATTTTCTCGCACGCCATCAGTCGGCCGCAGGCAAGCTTTAGCTGGGGGCTCATAATTTTTGGCATAATTACACCGCCTCCTGAGCTTCCTGGTCCGGGTTAGCCATGAGAATCATTGTTGAGGTTTGCGCTTTCAGCGTGTCGAACACTTTCCTCAGATTTTCCAGCTTTTGGCCGAGGATGCCCTCGTATCGTTCAAACTTGGAAATCATGCGGTCGCATTTTCCAGCCCTGAATGTGAGGGCGCGGACGCCAAGGTCGAGCGTCTGCAGCTCGATCTCGAGTTCGCTGGCCACCTGCTTTGTCTCCGCCTCTAGCGCATCGAGGACGGCGGCGATGACGTCCTGAGAGCCGATGGCTGGCAGGGCGTAGATTTGATGCCGGCTCGTTTGCTGCAGTGGCGCCATGTGGCGATACCATTCCGACAACTCAGCTTTCGGGATGAAATAGAATCCACCGGCCGCCCGCAAGGCGACGGCAGAAAATTGGGTCAGGACTTTGTGGATCCATCCCGAGATCGAAATTGTATCCAGCTCGGTAATTGCCCGGGCGAACCTCTGGGTTATGAGTCTTTCAAGTTTGTGCCCTTCCGGGCTGAACACTAGACCTGGAATGTATCCACCTACGTCTCGAACGTGTACGGTGAGTTCCGGCGAAAGCCGAACTCGTTGTGGTTTTTGTTCTTCGAGAAACAGACTCTGCCCGGCCAACGCCTTGATGGGGCGGGCGATCATTTTGTTCTCGACGAGGACGCTCTCGACCGCGCGCTTTAGTGCTCTGTCTGGCGTCTGAGGCAGAGGATACAGGTCTTTTTGTATTCCACCTGTCTCCAACGCCTCGATGAAGGCGTCGAATTCCACGACGCCCGATAGGGTCCAGTATACAATTCTGCCTGCCAGGCTTTCATCATCGCACACAAATATAGAGGTCATGCTAAATTCTCCTGCCCATCTCAAGAATAATTCAAAATGGCGTGACGGTCAAGTAAATTTGACACGGTTGAGAAAATTGTTGACGTGCAGAAAATTGTATGCAATACTCAAATTCGAGAGCGCAATTTTTCGAGGGAGGCTGACGATGGATATTTTGCAGATCAAGCAAATTCTAAAGACCGCGTTGTTCACACCCGGCCTCAATGGCCGGTGGGGGCTTCCGATATTGTTTTGGGGGAAGCCCGGCGTGGGGAAAAGTCGGGTTATCGAAGTGGAAGGCCGCAGGCTTGGGCTGCAGGTCCAGACGTTGATCGCTTCAATTCGGGAGCCGTCAGATTTTGGGGGTCTTCCGATTCCGAAAATGATTGGGAAGAAGACGTTGGTGGAGTATGCCGCACCGGCTTGGGCGGTCGACCTAGATATTAGCTCGAACGGACAAGCCATTGTATTCATTGATGAAATTTCCACAGTGAGTCCTCTGATTCAGGCGGCGCTGCTCCGAATGATTCTCGATGGGGCTCTCGGGGATTATGTCTTCCCCCCTGGAGTTCGTTTTCTTGCGGCCGCCAATCCGACAGAAGATGCGGCCGGAGGCTGGGACATCGCAGCCCCGTTGGCCAATCGATTTGGGCATGTCGCGTGGGATGTTCCCTCCAGTGCCGATTGGGTCGATTGGCTTCTCGGGGATGGAGGGAGCTATTCCAACACCGATGTGGGAGTTGATGCAGCGTCCGCCGAGGAAGCTTTCGTGATGGCTCGATGGGACGACGCGTTTGCGGCGGCGAAGGGCCTGGTAGCCGGGTTCATTCAGGCACGGCCGGACCTGCTGTTCAAGATGCCAGAGTACGGGTCTGCGGCGCTCTCAAGGGCATGGGCGAGCCCTAGGAGCTGGGAGCTTGCGACTCGTGCGTTGGCGGGTGCTGGTGTGCATAGGCTGTCTGGTTCGCTTACAGACGATCTCTTTGCGACCTTTGTGGGGGATGGAATATCTGCAGAATTTTCGACTTTTCGGAATGGATTCACCTTGCCAAACCCTGCGGATATTTTGGATGGTGTCGTGGCGTTCGAGCATGAGGCCATTCGCCTTGACCGGACGGTTGCAATTTTGGCAGCGTGTCTTGCTGTGGTGGTTGGCCCACGATGCTACAACCTTGATGCCCGTGTGAATAGGTTGTGGGGCATCTTGGAGGAGTTGCTCGCGCAGGCGGCCGACCTAACCGTTTCCACCGCACGCGTGCTGGTTCGGAAACGACTTCATCTGAACGCTGGGGCAGCTGCTGCGAATCCGGTTCTCGTGAAGCTGCAGCCGGTTTTGAAAGCTGCCAATGTTGGAGTTACCCCGTGAGAAGGATGTATAGAGTAGGGAGCTGACAATGAGTATGCCTCGTCCTTACCATGATGGAATGAACGAGTTTGAGTATCTCGTTAAGAGAATTTGGGACACCCTTCCACAGAAGATAGCGGACGACATAGGCAGATGCATTTCTGTCTTTAGACTTTCTGGGCAAATTGAGCCGTTGACCTCTGGGGTGAGGATGGATTTTCGTTCTCTGGTTACAGAAAAGGGGGTTACTTCAACCTATAAACTCACTGTAAGTACGAAGTTGTTTGGCGTCGTTGCGGAAATTGATTGGCCGGTTCAGGATAGTTTGAATCTAAAGAGAGTGCTGTC